CGACAGGCACCACGATCTCGTTCTGTTTGCTGGCTTCGTAGGCAAGAAACGCCAGGTGTTCCATGGCGATGCCATGTTCGAGGTCGCTGGCGCGGATCTTGAATTTACGTTCCAAGGCGACGATTGTGTACAGGTTCGTTTTGACCTGGTAGCGGTTGCCGTCGCTGAATGAGACGTCAAGTGTGAGCTGCATGGTTTCCCCTTGCTGTGTGCGGTTTGGTTAGGACGTTGCGGCTGAGTAGACGCCACCAGTGAAAACGATGTCGATGGTCGACAATTCGCCCAGGCTGGCCGAGAGTACGGGCAGGGTCTCCAGGTAGGTGCCGGTCAGCGTGAACCCAGGGTTGGTGGCCGACAGGGCCGCATCGGCCGGCTTGACCGTGACCGTGGTCTGGGTGCCGACAAGCCCCGACAGGGTGGCGTAGGTCTCGGAGGCCGCGTAGGACATGTACAGCGTCAAGGTCAGTTCGTTGTTCTCGAGACCGCCGACGTAGTCGCGGGCTGTGTCGCCAAAGGCTGTCGACTCGAGCGCCTCGACGACGCGGTTCAGCTCGGCCGCGGTGCATTGGTCGGTGAGATCGACGCTGTTGACAGTGACGGTCGGATTGGCGAGGTACGTGCTGGTGGCCATGGTTCAGTTCTCCACTTTCTTGCTGGGTGCCTTTTTAGCAGGTTTTTCGGGGGCTGGTGCGCTGATTGGTTCAATGAACCCGCCGTCGAGCAGTACGCCCAGGTTGACCCAGGCTTCGGGTTCGTAGATTTCGCCGGGGGTGCCGACGCGGGGCGAGATGATGCGGTACTTCATAATCAACCTGTCTGTGCTTGCATTCTGATGGTGACACTGTAGGCGGGCTGGTCGGTGCCGCCAATGGTGGCCGTGGATGGCCGGCCTTCAATGACCGCGACGTTCTTGGCTAACAGCTGTGCCGCGATGGCGAGAACCGCCCGCAAGGCGTCGAGGTTCCCTGGCCCGCTGCCGATGATGGTGCAGGGAAAGTCCATGCGCACAATGTTGTAGTTGAACGCTTCGAAGGATGGGGCCTCGATCAGTACGCAACCAGGAAGAATATTCCTTGGGTCAGTGACGACTGGCAGGCCCGCGATGGTGGTCAGCGTGGTGGACAAGTCGTCCAGCGCCTCGTTGAACAGATCTGTGTACGCCATTAGGCGACCTGCGGGCGGTTGATCCCTAGCAGTTGCATCACCATCGGCGACAGGCCCTGTGGCGGGGCGACGCCCATGCCGTCAAATGATGCGATCTGGTTGTAGCTGCCGCGCTGTCTGAAGTAGGCCGCGCCGATCATGATGGTGCCAAGGGTGACGTCGCCACCAGGGGAAGTAGTCAGGCTGTCCTGAAGGTAGCCGGCCTCGGAACGGCGGCGGTAGGCGAAGGCGTTGGCCGCGGCCGCGCACTGCACCAGAAACGCGGCGTCACCGGCTGACGTCAGTGGCAGCGCTAGGTAGTCCTCGATGTCTTGGTCGTCGATCCATGTGCAGGTTGGTGACCAGTCCAGGCGGCCGTCGATGTCGACTGACCAGTTGAAGTCGTCGCCCTCGTCGTAGAACAGAAGCTGGTTCTCTCGAGGTACCAGCGGGTCGTAGATCCATTCGCCGGTTTCGCCGTCGACGCCCAGGTAGGCGTATTGCGGGCAGAACAGCACTGTGTGGCTGCCGTTGAGGTTGTGTCCCAACTGGCTGATGTTGATCGTTTGCCCAGGCTGAATGGGCGTGTCGGTGAGGGTCTGCACGATCGCGTAGTTGTCAACGCGCTGGTGCGCGATGATGGTGAACTGCGTCATGTCAGACCCTCAACCGTTGGTGAGGGTCAGGCGATGGCGATCGACTTGACCTGGTCGGCGTCCGCGATGAACGTGGCGACGTAGCCGTAGTAGCTGAACGTCCGTCCGAGCGTGGCCGGAGCCTCGACCGACATGATTCCCTTGACCTGCTCGTAGAACTCGATCGCAGTGCCGCGGGCGACGACCATGGTGCCGGATGCGAAGTTGCGATCCGCGACCAGGTTGAGGCCAAGCGGGTTGAACGTGTTTGCCTGGGTGATGTTGGCCGACCCCATGCCGTTGACGCCCATGAGACCCGCCGCGGCTGCGTAGGGGAACACGGGGCGCTTGTCGGCGTCGAGCTGACCGCCGAGGGACTTCCAGACGTCCGGGCTGACGAAGATGTGGTCAGGCAAGAAGTTGGTGGCCGACAGGATGTCGGTGGCCGCGTCGTACAGCGCCGCGATGAGCGTCGACGGGTCGTTTGCGGTCACTGTCCAGGTTGAGCCGGAGGCCGACGCGCCGGCCGTGATGGCGTCCGCGGCGACGTTGTCCGATGCCAGCATGTACTGGCCAGCGAGATCGCGCAGGATGATTTCCATCGCTGCGGGGCTGGTGAAGTCGATGTCCTGCACCGACAGCGTCACCTGGCCAGCCAGCGTGGTCTTGCTGATCACGTTCGAGGCGATGACGGGCGTCGTGGCCGACACTGCGCCAAGCTCGGATCCCTGTGCAGCCACCGACGGGTGGGTTGTCCACGTCGGGCGGATGAACGTCTTCTGGTTGCCGCCGTCGGGCATGGCGCGGGTTCCGACCGCGGCCACCACGGGGCGGATGTAGTTCAGATCCTCGAACACCGGGCCGAGAACCGGCACCGGCAAAAGGCCGGGGGTGTCGGTGGTGAGGACGTCACCTGCGGCGGCCTGCAAGGCCGACTGGCGTGACTGTGCAGCTGCGACGAATGCGTCGTTGACCTTGCGGAACGTGTCGCCGCCGATGTGGAACGCGGCAAGGTACTCGCCAGCGGTCGGCATGCCAAAATTGCGCTTGGCCTGGGCGGGAATCGGTGCGGTCGGGACGGCCGCGGCCTCGACAGCCTCGGCGGGTGCGGGTGTTGCTTCCACTTCTGTTTCTTCCTTTTCGGGTTCGGTGGGTTGCGGGCTGTCGGGATCTTCTGTCGCCGCGGCTGCGGCTACGTCGGTGATGGTAGCACCGGCGAATGCTGGTATGGGAACTAATGACAATTCTTGCCATTCGGCTGCCGTGACGATCATGCGGCCGTCGTCGTCGAAGTCGTATTCGGTCGGGTTGACGCCTACCGACACGTCCATGACGCCGTCGGCGGCCAAGACCAGCGCTTCGTCGCCCAGGGCGGTTCGGCTGATCTTCATGCTGGCCAGCATCGCTTCGTCAGTGTCGACACGCTCGGCGACGATGCCGACGGGCTTGCTCGAGTCGTGATACATGAACACCCGCGGCGCCTTGCCGTCGACGGGGAGGCTGCCGGGTCGGAACATGACCTGCGTACCGTCCGACACTGTTGCAAACACGTTATAGGGGACTGCGATGGCGTCGATGCGGCGTTCGCCGGTTTCGTCGCCCGCGGCCGCGGCCACTGTGACGTTGTCGCTTGTGAATCTGATCATGCCAATTCTTCCTGTGTGTTTTCTTCAATCATGTCGCGGTTTGTGTCGGCGTCGTCGATCTCGCCCAAATATTCGTCGGTGTCAAATTCGACCCAGGTGCCGTTCGGCAGCACATTGTTTGCCGACAGGGTGCTGGACAGGCATTCGGCGTAGGTTTTGGTGCCGTACAGCCACAGATCCCAGCGGGATTCGCGGCTGTTTGTGTAGGCGTATGAACCAGTCGGGACGCCCAGCAGGTACGGCGGGATGTTGCAGATCTGCGCCATCTGCAGGGCCGAGAACTGCGCCGATTCGATCAACAGCATTTTGTCTGGGGTTGCGCTGGTCGGTTCGTAGGTCAGGAACTCGTTCAGCGCGGCGGTCTGGTTGCTGGCGCGGGCCTGGTTGAAGGCCGCGGCGAGATCGGCAAGCTCTTGCGCTGACAGCGGTTCGCCGCCGACTTGGCGCAGAATGCCAGAAGGGATGGCACTGGCCGCGTTGCGCAGGCGGGCGTCTTCAATGCGTAGCGCCGTCAGGATCGCCTGTTCGCTCGAGTAGATGACGCCCTGGACAGGGCTGATGAACTGCACCAGGTTGGCGGGGTCGATTTCGCCGCCCTGGAAAAAGACGCTGTTAGACGGTGCAAACCAGACTGGGCCAACCTGATCTTCAGTGGTGATCGAGCCGGCCGGCAGACGGGTGAACGATGCGGGGAAGCCGTCTTGGGTGCGGGATGTGATGTACCAGAATGCGCGGCCGAAGAAGAACAGGTCGTCAAATGTCCACGCCATTAGGGTTTCGTAGGGCAACTGCGGATCGGGGCGGCGCAGCCATGAACGCGGCGCCAGATCTTCGTACTCCATTTCGCGGTCGGTTTCGTTCCAGCGTTCGCGGTACATCTTCAAAGGCATGGCCGAGATGACAGCGGCGTGAAGATCCCGCGCCCTCGAGATCGCTGGCACCTGCATGGCGCGGTTGCGGGCTTCGCCCTCTTGGTAGCTGTAGTACTGGCCGATCATGTTCGGGCCAGCCATGTTCGGCGACCAGTTCGGGACACCCGCGGCCGCGGCCTTCGCGGCGGGGGCCACGTCGGTGCTGATCTGTGCCTTGGTTTCGCGTCTGGTGAAAAGTGCCATGTCCGTTTCGGGGCGACCCCGTCCCGACGACAGGGTACGCCTTGGGTGCAGTGTATGTCAGCCGGTGATGACCAGTAGTGGTTTTCTGTCGTTTTGCGGTCGGCTGACTAGGGAGATGGCCCACACTGCGCAGCGGGCGATCTCGATTGGGCCTGGTGATTTCTGGCTTGACAGGACGATACCTTTCATCGTTTTGGTGGCGACGGCGCGGTTCATGTGTTCGGCCAGTGCGCGGTCGCCGTAGTGCTTGACGCGGCCTTCGATGATCATGGCTTTGACCAGGACTGTGTATTTCAGCAGTTCCTGGTAGCCGACGATCTGATAGCGGCGCTGGTATTTGGCCGGTAGGTGCAGTTCGAGCGTTGGGGTGATGGCCAGGGCCACGTTTTTGTCGGCCATGACACGGTCAATTTCGGCCCACATTTGTTCTTCATCGGTGCAAACGAATTCGGTGTTGACGCTGATGGTGCGCCCGTTGGGGACTGCGCGAACACCGACGTAGCGCAGGCCGTCCATGCTCGAGTCAATGGCGAGGACGCCACCGGCCGGCATGGTGCCGTCGATCTGGTGCGCATCCCAGACGCCAGGGTCAAGCATGGCGCCGCGGGCAGTGATCCACATGTTGAGATGCTGACGCGGGAATGACTCTTGTTTGGCCGCGGCCCGCAGTGCCGACAGTTTCACGGTGGTGCCTAGGGCGGGGTTGGCCCATCGCCAGAACCGTTCGTCGCGGGGATCGACGCCGTTAGGGATCGACCATTCGAGCAGGCAGGTGGTGCCGCGTTCGCCCTGGTCGATCTCGGCTAGGCACTGTTCGCGAATGTTGATCATGGCTGTGGATCCCTGGTCGCCGGCGGTTGACCACATGGACAGGTGCGGGTTGGGGCGGGCAATCATGGTTGGCCGGATCGCTTCGTCCAGCGCGGCCTGCGACACGTCAAACAACTCGTCGATCACAACCAGGTCATACGACCCGCCGACCAGTCGCGCTGACGCGGCCCGAACATCCCACGTCGACCCGCCAGGTAGACGCGCAGATTTACGGCCAAACGAATGCGTCAGTTTGGCGTCGTGGTTCTTTAGTACGTCCTCGAGGCTGGCGAAGATCGCTTCGGCACGATCCAACCTGTTGGCAGTTGACAGGACATGCACCGGCCGGCCAAGAGTCGCGGCGTACTCGGTCAGAAAGAAGCCGATCAGGCTGGTCAGCGCCACCGACTTACCCTGCTGTCTGGCGCAGCTAGTCAATGACGCCTGGAACACGAAGTCGCCGGCCGCGTCGGTCATCAGCTGTGCGTCGAGGGCTTGCCGCTGCCAAGGCATCAACGTCACGTTTAGGTTTCGCTCTGCCCAGGCCGCAACTCGAGGCCCAAAACTGTCGCCCCCCAAACCAGGCGTCGCCAATCTCGGCTGTTCGCGGCCAATCTCTGCCGGCCCTTCAGGATCCAAGCCAATCCTGGCCAGTTCCGGCTGTTTGCTTCCAGAGAGAGATCCAC